TTCTTCGTCAGCCTTAGCCATGCGTGCGTCAATCGCCTTATTGATTAGCGCTACGATTTTTTCCTCGTCCATCTTTTCAGCCTCGTTTGGAATGGAATCAGATTTAACACCAGTAGGGGCAAGGAGCTTGTCCCATACGCCCTGTTCACAAATTGCAACGTGGTCGAGCAATACCGGGGAACCTTCCACCAATAGAGGCTGACCGTCGATTTTGATGATTGAGTCCTGCGCTTCGCTGTACGTGACGGTTGGCGAGGTACTCAACTGCCGTGTCGCCATAATTTCGGCGGCTTCAGCGTCGTACACCCGGCCAATAGTCCAGACCTCGCCATTATCAGCAACCCAACTGTTCGTCAGGGTGCCGATAACACGCTTCGCAAATTCATCGCTATCGAGCTTGTTTTTCTCCGGGTGCAGCCAGATAAGCGGTACACCTGCAACTCGCTGGAGAAACTCTGGGGTGAGATAGTCGTCCGGGTTACGGAAGGCCATCTGTTGATCTGCAGAGCGCCAGGTAACCCCTGTTCCGGTTACCCGGATGGCGAACATCCACATGTTGATAAAGAATTGCGGGCTGCTTAGCGTCCCGTCAGCGATGAGCGCTGCCACTTCGGTTTCATTGAGCGCCTGCTGCGCCAGCATCTCAGCGAAGGGCTGATGAAGCGGCTTTGGCAGGTCGTCAATGTGGAACCATCCGGCGGCCATCGATTCGTCGTTAAGCTTCGCCTCGAACCTCTCCGGCACTTCGGCGCGAAACGTCAGATAATCGCCATATACGCTGTGAGGGGTCAGCGGGCCATCGTACTGATAGCCCACCTCTTCCAGCACCTCGCGGCGCGCGGCATCAATAGCCAGCTCGCCCGGCTCTACCGTGCCGCCAGGCTGGCACCACGTGCCATCATCCGAGCGCTGGATCAGGAAGACGAACTTACCCTGACGGAACATTATCCCGCTGCCAAAAATAGCCACGTTTTAATGCTCCTATGCTGCTTTCTTCATCGACTCCATGAACTTCTGCCCCTTCTGGGTCAGCATGTATTCAGGAATGCTTCGGAGGTTGTAGATGTAGATCACGTAGCACTGACAAAAAACCTCCTCGCTAGGCTGAGTGATTTCGTCGAGGTAACCGGCTGGCCCGGCTTTCACGTATCCGTTTTTTTGCGCCCAGTTCCCGCGAATCAGGTAATAGAGTTGATCGCGTTCCTTGTGGTCCTCGCGGAAGTCATAACCCGGCCGCCGCCAGTGGCTGTGCCATATCGCTGCAATCGCGTTGTTGCTGGTTGCGATCACGTTGTCGATGTTGGCTATCAGCTTATGGTTCTGGTCGATCATCACCCGGCGCGCTTCATAGTCCACCTTCTCGGCGGCCTTCTGAATGTGCGCCGCCGTCTCCCGCATCGTTCCCTGAATGCCGGTCAGCGCAATGCTGTCGGCTGAGGGAATGCTGCTGGCCCAGCCGCTAAACCGCGACAACGTGGTGTCGATGGCTTTTTTGCGGTTGAGCTGGATAAGGTCGGCGCTGGCGAGGATCCGCCTGTCGAGCTCTGTCCTTAGCTTCGGCTCAAGGTAGTTGAGCGTGAACCGGGATATGCCCTGATGGCGCTTCAGTGCTCCAGCACGGCCCACCTGCAGGTCGTATGCCTTCGTCAGGTTGCGGGTGACCATCGCCATGTAGTCATCGGCGGTTTCGCTTTCGGCGGCCTGGCGGATAATCGCCTGCCAGCGCTCCAGTTCTTCACGGGATGAGTAGCCGTTGCGGAGAAAGAACTTCACCGCGTCTCTCACTGTTCGGGTGAAAGTGTTCATAGCATCATCCCGCCGCCCGGCTCTTCAGCTTTCGGCGGCTCCGGCGGTGGGTTATCTTTCAGCGAGTCGTAATCGAGGTTAAGCCGCTGAGGGAAGAGGTTCTCGTTGGCGTTGGCGTTTTCACACGCCCACTCGATCAGCGTCGCACGGTTTTCCGGGTCAGCAGTGAGCTGCGGCAGCACCACTTCCAGCATGCTGACGATCGCCTTAAATCGCGTTTCATCGACCTTCACCTTCTCGCTTTCCGCCTCTTTCAGAGAGGACGGCCAGCGATATTCGAAGTTGTTTATCCAGCTAGCGAAATACACGCTGTAGGTGTTTTTCAGCTCCGGGAAGTCAGCACGCAGCGACTGGAAGAATTCAATGCTCCAGGCGCGGTACTGGCACACGCGGATGAAGAACGCGTAAAGCTGGTCCAGCCACTCGCGGATATTGTCGATGTACACCGCTACGGCGCGGGCATCTTCAGTGCCTTCACCGAAGCCCTGGGCGAACGTCTCAGAGTTGAGGATGATCGCCGGCATGTCCGCGGCGGCGGCCACGTTCTCCAGGATGTGCTTACGTGCAGAGTCGAGAGGTTTTTCCAGGTTGCTCAGGTCGATTGACTCAATGTTGTCGCTGTCGCCGATCTGAAGAACCTCCCCCGTCTTGCCGCGCTTCAGCATCATGCGCTTAATGCCGCTGAGCCTCTGCATCATGTTGTTGACGACGGAGCTTGGACCCTTAATTTTCGTCACCAGCAGGCCGCCTTTCACCGCAACCATATCGTCGGTGCGCATGGTCTGGATGAAAGACTTCAGCGGGTAGAGCGCTCGCTGGTACACGCTGCGCCCCGTGAAGCCGAAAGCCGCCGGGTTGTATGCGAGGTAAATTGGATCCTCGTTCTGCACGACGACACAGCGCGATTTGTGATACGGCTTGCCAGCAACCCGGATGCCGTCGACTTTCTGGAAGTCCTGGGCGTTCGGGTCCTGATTCAGCACAATGCTGCCCGCAGTGTTCAGCGGGTCCAGGATGTTAAAGCTGACGTTGTGCTTGTACAGCGTGCGGTAGTCCAGCGATTCATTCGGCTCCTGGTTATCCACCAGCATTGCGATAGCTGATACGCCGTAAATACGGGCGATGCGCGCGGCGTTGGCGATGTGCTGGTTCGCACCCATCGCTTTCCACTCGCGCTCGAACGCGTCACGCAGGCGCTGTTCAAGCCCATACGACTGGGCAACATGCACGGTGCGCGGCTCATTCATCGCCATTTTAATCGGGCGATCCACCATCTTGCCGCCCAGCGGGTGGTAGAGGTAAACCGTTTTGCAGGTCTGATAGCCAGCCGTGGAACCTGGCTGGATGTCGTCGCTGTCCAGCAATGCCATCAACTCTGAGTGAGAGCAGCTGCCGATTTCGAAATCGTCTTCGTTCATTGGTTCTCTCGTCAGATTGCGTCGCCGCTGCCGAAGGCGATGATCAGCCCGTAGGTGTAATCATCGAGCAGGTCATCGGCACGCTTATGCGCTTTCTTGTCGGCAAGGTGGAATCGGGAAACCTGCTTGTGCAGATGGTTTGCTGTCTCGCCCTTAAAGACGGCTGTCTTCTCGTAGGCGTGTCGGGAAATTTTCGCCAGCCCGCGGTAGTGATAACCGGAGGCCATAATGGCGCGCTCGTCCTTTCCTTTGCTGGTCAGGGCGGACTCAATTTTGTTGACCGGCCATCCCAGGCTTTCGCCTTTCTGCAGGAGGATGCTGCCCATACTGGCATCTTCGATGAACACGCCAAGGCTGCCGTTGATGGCTACACACTGACCGGAAAGCTCATTAAGCCGCTCAAATACAGACGGCATCCATGTTTCAAGAAGCGCACCGTCAATCTGAACCACATCCCAGTCGAGAATGGTCAGGCGCTGCCTGCCGGGTCTGGTGTCCACGGCGTAAAACACAACAGCAGTGCCGTCATGTTCAGTCCCGCCCTTAACCGCCGTATCCAGAACAGCGAATACCGCTTCACATGTTTCAGGGTAATCGACAGGCTGATCCTGATTTTCACCCTCAAACCATTTGCGGACGTCGAACAGCGAAGCAGCGGACCAGTCCACGAACTCAGCCATGAACTCCTGGCGGAACACGCGCGGGTCATTGTTCTCGCGCTCTTTTTCCAGCTCTTCCGGTGGAACGAACGGGTTTGAAGACGTTGGTGCGTGATGCTCAACAAAACCCAGCGATTTGTCGTGACAGATGGCGTAAAAGAAGTTTTCTTCATCCACACCGTCGGGGGTTGAAAATACGTAGGCACGCCCTCTCGTTGTCAGCAGAGTGGGCTTAATCGACTTCGGCCATATCTCTTTCAACATCTCAGGCGATTTGGTGAACGCCGCTTCGTCGATCAGGATGATTTCGTATTCACGACCACGGCCAGCCAGTTTGTTGTCGTTGGTTACCCAGAAGTCGATTTTCCCGCCATTCTTCAACAACAGGCGCTTTTCCTGTCGGCTGAAACTCTTTTTTAGCGGGAGTAGGGTTTCTTCCAGCTTGTCGTAAATCTCCTGGTACTGACGGTATTCAGCGGTGAAGATACCAACCCTCCCGCCGAGCAGGACATCCATACCCGGTCGCTTAAACTGCGCAGTAGCGTAGGTTACAGCCGCACTGGAAAGCATGAAGGTTTTACCCCAGCGACGACCACACCGCACCGCATGAAGCTGATCATCCCACGAATCAGACCAGACCTTTAACTGCCCATCATGGAGCGTTGGGAGGTAAATATCAGCCATGTCATCTTCCAGGTATTGGCAGCGTGTTATGGACGACTATTGCGTTATCGCTGTCGCCATCACGCATAACGTCGATTTCCATCTCCACTTTTTCAGTGGCAGCCTCACGGTATGCAGCATCGACCTGCATCTTGGAGATCGAGCCTTTCGTATACTCCAGAGACTCTATTCGCGCCGTGTTGCGGTGCATGGCCTTTTCAGCGGCGGAAATTAGCGAGTGTAAATCTTTCGCTTTATCATCAGTGGCCAGTTCCAGCTCTTCCCGCCAGCGACCAATATTCTCTGCCGCCGTGAGGTTTGCAGCTCTCAACCAGAACAGCTCATCGTCGAGGGTCAGCGCCTGGGCGTCTTCAGTGACTGCGTCAGATAGCAGCATCCGGCGACCGTATCCACCGTGCTTGAGGGCATGCTGATTGCCGGGCTGGAATGGCTTTATAGGTGGAGCGTGGCGGGAGCCTCGAATAGGTTTCGCGCCTGGGGAAATCTCACCATCCTGCGAATCGAATTCTTCTGGCTTGGCCTTGTTATGCTCACGTTGCGATTTATTAGGCTTCTGCGAATTCGCTCTTTTTTTCGCATTTCCTTTCTGCGAATTCGCACCATAACTCGTTACCTTGATATAGCGCTTCGCACTTGAGTAATTCAGTCCCTGCGCTTCGCACCAGTCTCTTGGGGAAATGCCGGTTTTGGCATGCTCGGACAGGAACCGTTTTTGGAGGTCTCCCCAGTCCGGTTTTGCCATGTTGAATCACCTGCTGTTTGACATTATCGGAGCCACTTGGTGAATGGCTCCTGTAATGCCGAAGTTGTTACGTTTAATCAGGTCGCAGCGTTCGCTCTACTTCACAGCAGTACTCAGCCACTTACGGCTTACCCGTCAGCAAGATGTGATCACCATCCTTTCGGGGTTACACAAATCATTTGCACTGCGTGTTGATGTAGTCCTGCAAATACCTCAGGGCCTTTTGGTCTCGGGTAATTCCGGCCCGGATATCGAGAATGTTGCGTCCAGCAGTGTCAGAGAGTTCGACGGTTCCTGCATCGCCCACGCTGCCGGTGGAGGTGGTGTAGTCCTGAGCGGGACATTTGCCTTTAACGCGCACCCGGCCACCATTATCGAGACGCTTACGCAGAGCATCATTTTCAGCATTCGCATCAGCAAGCTCCTTTGTGTATTTAGCGTCAAGTGCCGCGTTGTCACGCTGGCGCACAGTCATATCGGCTATGGTGTCGTTCGCCAGCTTCAGGTTTTGCTCGGCATCATCAGCGCGCTTATTTGCATCACCTATCTGACCGAGCAGAACGTAAATAATCAGGACGGACAAGAGCAATTCAATGCCGATAATCAGCCAGGCTTTAGAGGTCATTTTTACTCTCCGCCAGGCACATTGATCGCTCCATCTCTCGACGGTTCTGCAATCCCTTCCATTTCATGCCGCCTGCGTAAACCCAGCGGCGCATCTCTTCGCAAGCCCCGTTATGGTCGCCCTTATTGAGTTTGCGAAGCAGCGTTGATTTGGAAAATGCGTCGGAGCCAACATTGAACACGAAGCTGTACAACGCCGCCCGCTGGTATTCGTTCAGCGGCACTTTTACCAGTTTGTCCACGGTGCGCTTTGCGGGTTGCAGGTCTTTCCACAGCAACTGATCGCACTCCTGGTCGGTATAACGCTTGCCGCGAATGATGTCGGTGCCAGTGTGGCCATCGCAAACCGTCCAGACGCCAGCAACATCTTTATAGGCTTCGTACTTGCGCCCCTCAACGCCATCCTTACCGCCGAGAAATACCGTGGCAATAATCATTGCTCCACCGCCCGCAGCGGCCAGCAATTTATTCCGCAGTGATGATGGAATTGCCATGGTCATTCCTCGATTGTGGGACCGTTTACCGGCCACTTGCGAAGGGCTTCGATCTGCGCCAGTGTGGTTTTCCGCTTGTAATACCAGTTAATGGCAAACGTCAGCAGCGCAACCACAATGCCCGCGATAACGCCAATGGCGCTCCACTCGTCAGGGCTAAGCCGGGTCAGCAAGCCATTAGCCACCGTCCCGGCTGATGCGCCATAGGCAGCGCCAGAAGCTAATTTGCTCATATTGGACATGTCTCTCACCTCGCTGTTATGCGGGTGCTGTGCGTAGTTGAAATCAGGCCACGGACACTCAGATAAAGGTTCGATGGGGGTTGATTGTCCGGGCCTGAAAATAAAAAACCCCGGCATTAGCCAGGGTAAGAGATGTTCTGTTTCGAGTTGCTTTCATGAGCCGAATGCGGGAGTTATTCGGCTCATTTTTTGATGAGAATGTGTGGTGGCCGGTGCTGATCTCCGGCATGGCTTATTTGCTCTTCTCGCTTCACCGTGGGCCATCGTCCTGATTAACTCAGCGCTACCATTTAACGGCGCTCATCAGCCTGCGCATTCACCACAACGGGAAGAGAACTCTGTGCATTTAAGCCAGGCCCCACAAGGGAGAGCACTCTTGCCTGTTGTGCAGATACAAAAAAGCCCCGCGTTAAGCGAGGCCTCTTTTCAAATCCACCGTAACATTCAGACGGATTTATAGTGTTAGGTCGATGATATTCTAGGTTAGTGTAAAATGCAAGGTGCAATCGTTACCGGATTCAAACTTTGCCGGTAACTTTCGCTAAAGCATCGTTTGCGAAACTTTCCTCTTTTTCCAGATGAGCAATTAATGCCTCATAGAACTGCTTCCCGCCGCGCTTCCAGTTATCGATGGTAAGGCTTTCCGACAGCATGGATATTGCCCTGAATGCGTTGGTTGAAGGTATGCGTTCATACCCCCGCCCTGAGCATTGCTTGCAGGGGCTCATAACCGGTACACCCTGCTCTTCTGATTTCTTCCTGTCCAGAGCAACACCACGCCCCCTGCACTTAACGCACGATGTCGAGAGAGCGCCACGACCTTTGCATTTGGTGCAGGTCACCTCCACCGTTTCCTCCGCTGTTTTGGCCGGGGTTTTCTCACCGCATCCCGGGTGCTTCACCACCATTTCCTTTTTCCTGACTACCCCCGCGCCTTTGCAGCATGGACAGGCAAGCTGACTGGCGGCAGAGCGGCAATAATCCTGGTACGCGAAAGTTGCGAGCGTTTGCACGACCTTGCCCTTAATATTGGTTTCGAGCTTGCGAAAGGCTGCAACCTTGTCGCAATGCTTCATCCCATGCTGTACCAGTAACTGAACTGCTTTCCTTTTGTCGTTATCGCTCAGGTTCATCTTGCCGCTGAAAGCACTGAACCCGAGCGAAGCGCGACTCTGCACCATGCCGAATGCCGCCATTACATCCGTACCTGTTAACGCCTCGGAGGCTGTAGCCCTGGGTGAGTCTGTTAGTTGTGGTGATTTGGGTGAGTGAAACTTAACGGCGCTCTCAAGTCTCATGCTGCGTCGCCTCCATCCGGATTAATGCCAAGGTTATTCTGCAAATCCCTTTCAAGGCGCTCCAGCCCTTCCATCACCTTCCGGAGGTTCTCCTTCTGGTGTCGGATGCT